TTCCGAATATATTAATCTATTTGGTGAGTTAATTGAAAGTGGTAGTGACAAATATCAATATTTAACATCTCATACTGCTAGAGAATATTTAAGACAAGGTGGTCCTCTTACTGTTGTAAGAGTAGCTGGTAATGATACAGTTCGTGCTACTGCAGATGTTGCCAGTTATGGTACATTAGTTTCCGGAAATAAAGCTAGTGGTTCAGTTGCTATAGTACCAGCTGCTTTTGGAACTGTCGTGGAAGATGAAATACAGATAACCGTAAGTGGTACGGAATATAGATTTGTAGCTGCAGCTCCTGGGGGTGGAATTCCAGCTGATACTTCAACTGTATTTTTTCATTCTACTGGTTCCAATACTGCAACTTATTTAGATCATTTAGTTACTCAAATTAATGCTGCTGGTATTGGTGTAACTGCTCAAGATGGTGCTACTAAATTATCAATAACTGCTTCTTCAGCCGGTACTGCTGGTAATTTAATAACTGTAGATAGTGGTTCTGGAACTACATTTTCTGATATATTAACTCTTACTGGTGGTACAGGTGATTCTACTTCAGGAGCTGCGTTATTAACACTAGAATCTTTGGGTGATGGTCCACAATTTAATAGTACAAGTTCACTAGGAACGGATCAAATACTCACACAAATGACTAGTTCTGCCGGTAATAACCATTTTCGTACTGGAAAATTTGGTGGTCGTGGTGATAATTTTAGATGGGAAGTATCCAATAAAAATAATGCTAAAGGTACATTTACTCTTTTAATTAGACAGGGTAATGATACTATAAAGAAAAAGAAAGTAATTGAAACACATGCTAATTTGTCATTAGATCCAGAATCTCCTGATTATGTTTTAAGAAGAATTGGCAATCAATCATTTGAAGTAGCTACTGAAGATGGTGTTGCTTATTTGAAACCTGCTGGAGAACATCCAAATAGGTCTAAGTATGTTAGAGTAAAAACTATTAGTCAAACTACACCAAATTATCTTGATGAAAATGGGAATATAACTGATAATAGTTTATCTGCTTCATTACCAGGAGTTGGTAGTGGAAGTTATGGTGGTTCATTTAGTGGTGGTGATTTTGGAAGTAATGAAGTATCACATCCATTTAAATTTTATGATACAATAACTTCTACCAATTCACAGGGTGTGACTATGGCAACAAGTGCCGCTACAGTAGGTACTGGTGGATATAAAACTGCTATAAGTTTGTTGAATAATAAAGATGAATATGATTTTAACTTACTAATATTACCTGGAGTTGTAGACCAACTTACTAACCATAGTACAGTAATAGGTGATGCTATTCAACTTTGTGAGGATAGGGGTGATTGTTTCTTAGTTTATGATAATACATCAAAAACTGATTCAGTTGCTACTGCTAAAACAAATACAGAAGCTCGTAACTCAAGTTATGCTGCTACTTACTATCCTTGGGTACAGATAAGAGATGCCTCTCTTGGTGTAAATAGATTTGTACCACCATCAACAGTAATTGCTGGTGTGTATCACTTTAACGACACTATCGGACAACCTTGGTTTGCTCCTGCTGGACTAAACAGAGGTGGAATTGATAGTGCTGTTCAGGCATACAGAAAATTAACACAAGGTAACAGAGATGACCTTTATGAATCAAATGTCAATCCGATTGCTACCTTTCCTGGTCAAGGTGTTACTGTCTTTGGACAGAAAACAACACAGAAGAAAGCTTCTGCTCTTGACCGAGTAAATGTAAGAAGATTGTTAATTAATCTTAAAAGGTTTGTTGCTAATTCTTCAAAAACTTTGTTATTTGAACAAAATACAAATACTCTAAGAAATCAATTCTTAAATACTGTTAATCCTTATATGGAAGAAGTTCAAGCTAATAGTGGACTAAACGCTTTCAGAGTAGTAATGGATGACTCGAATAACACACCAGAGACAATTGATAGAAATCAATTGATAGGACAGATATTTATACAACCAACAAGGACTGCTGAATTTATCGTGTTAGACTTTGTTGTACAACCAACCGGAGCTGCTTTTCCTGAATAATTTTTTAGGAAAGTGATATTTATTACTATAGGAGATAAGTAATGGCAAATGGCACAGTAACAGATCAACAATTATGGTATCAACCATACGAACCAAAACTAAAAAATCGGTTTATCATGGAGCTTGGTGACACAGGCATACCTGCTTGGACAATTAAAACTGCTCAAAGACCTCAAATTACTTTTGATGAAGTTGTTTTGGAACATATGAATATTACTAAATATGTTAAAGGTAAAGGTAGATGGCAAACACTACAGATTACTTTGTATGATCCTCTTGTACCTTCTGCTGCATCTGCTGTAGTAGATTGGGTAAGAGACCATCACGAAAGTTCTACTGGTCGTGATGCATATCAACATATGTATAAAAAGAGTGTTACTATTCAAGTTTTAGGTCCTGTTGGAGATATTATGGAGAAATGGACACTAAAAGGTGCTTTTATTCAAGATGCTACTTTTGGTGATTTAGACTTCAGTTCTTCTGATCCAGTTGAAATCACATTAACATTAAGATACGATTACGCCGAACTTGAATATTAAAAAACAGTTGTACTAAATACAACAAGGAGTTATAATGTCAGAACATAAGTTCCCCACGGAAGTTATAGATTTACCATCTGGTGGAAAAATATACCCTAAAGATTCACCACTTGCTGAAGGTAAATTAGAATTAAAATATATGACCACACGAGAAGAAGACATCCTTATGTCTGAAAATCTTATTAAACAAGGTGTGGTTATTGATAAATTATTAGATAGTTTGATAGTTACACAAGGTGTCAAACAGGAACATTTGGTTTTAGGTGATAAAAATGCTGTATTAGTTGCCGCTCGTATTCTCGCTTATGGCTCTGAATATACTGTTGAAGTGACAAATCCAAATGATTTTGAACAACAAGTTGAACATTCTTTTAACCTTACCGAATGTTCTTTTAAAGAGCCAGTTGATGGGGTAGATTATAGTGACAACTCTTTTGATTTTGAAACGCCTATTGGAAAAAACAAAATAAAGTTTAAACTTCTTACAGGTGCTGATGAAAAATTAATTGAAAAAGATTTAGAAAAATCTAAAAAAATTGGATATAATTCAGAGATAACAACAAGACTTCGTTATACAATTATTGAAGTAGATGGTGATAATAAACAAGAAACCATAGCTGCCTTTTCACAAAATATGTTGGCTCGTGATTCTATGGCATTGAGAAATTACATTCAAGAGATTTCTCCCGATATTGATTTGACATCGGAAATCGAAATAGGAGGTAATACTGTGAGCGTGTCTATTCCGCTTACAGTCGAGTTTTTTTGGCCTAAAACCATCCAATAAGTTAGAGTTACATCAATCTATTTTTTACCTTATTTATGGGGCACCTGGCTTTACATTTAATGATGTCTATAATATGCCTGTTCATTTAAAAAACTTTTATCTTCGACAGTTTGTGGAGTTAAACCTAAATAAGCAAGAACAGATTGATAAGGCACAACCAAAACCACAATCAACAATCCCTCGTAGATTTTCACCTAAATAACTCTTTTCTTTATATTTATAAGTGTATATAGGAGAACTGTATCATGTCGTTTATGAGTAATAAAGCAATATTGAAAGAAGGTATAATCGATTCAATTGTAAAAAAACTTTTTTCGAATAGAAAACTAAAAAAGAATAAAGGGTTTTTAAAACAAGTTAAAGAGTTAAATAAGGCTTTATCTGATTTTGAAAAGGCAGCTAATGCTGAATTAAAACATATAAATCCTAAAGCAAAACCCATCAAAGTAGATAAATATAAAATTTAGATATGGCTGACGATATAAAAAAATTAGCAGATGCACAAAGAGTTGCCAACAAGGCGATAGAAGAGGGTAATTCCCTTCAAAAAAGCTTTGGTGAAATGTTAAATGAAAATATTAAGTCGTCTGGTAAACTTAATTCTATCATAAAAAATCGTATTGATGTGATGAGGTCTATTGATAGCAGTATTCAAAACCAGGCTAACGGTCAATTTGATACTGTTGATTTAGAAGAAAAACTGTTATCTGTATCAGAAAAACTTAGCAAAACTTATAAAAAAAATGGAGACATTAATAAAAGATTTAGTCAAACCACAAGAGATGCTTTAATAACTGATAAAAAAGGAATACAAGCAGCTATAAACAGAACAAAAACATTAGAGATTCAAGATAAACTAACAGGAGGGATGTCTACGAAAGCACGAGGTTTTGCAAAAAGTATTGCATCAAAACCAAAATTAGCAGCATTGGGTTTAGCTGGAGTTCTTGTTGGTTTACTGGTTAAAGCTACAACTCAATTTTCTGGAAAAATAGATGAAGTAGGAAAAACATTTGGGTTCATTACAAATAAAAGTCCAGAATTTAGAAACGACTTAATTGATGCTGGTAATGAAGCTATGATGGTTGGTAAAAACCTTAGTGATGTTCTTGCAGTTGCATCTTCACTATCATCAGAGTTTGGGATTTCTCTAAGTGAGACACGAGATATAGCAGACACCGTTTTAGATACTGCAGTTGCTGTTGGTCTTTCGACTGATGAAGCTACCAAGTTATTTGGTACTTTTATGCAAATTGGTGGTTTGACTAAAGACCAAGC